TCATGGTCAACACCGTTCTCCCGGACTACAAAACTTTGTCTGCCCGGGTGATGTTGTTCTTGACACACCTAGTCGCTTCGACAGATCTTACTCCGATGACGATCATACCTCGTGTTGACCGCCGTGCCGTCCTCACAACTAGCATGACAGCCACTGTTGACAATTTTTTCCTGAGACTGATATTTCCTGCCAAATGGACATGGAAAGAGGTTACGTATGAGGACTACGACCTTATGGTCAAGAAATTCTACAACGCAACCGTTACACGGGATGTTTTCCCAAAGCTTTATGACATTGGCGTTTCGCACTTCGCCTTCATCCCCATAGGTCAATACGACTCAACAAAACAAGTTTATTCTTATTTTCTTGCTCGCGTCGTCACCGGGATGGAGGAAATGCTTTCGCCGTCTGAAAAGGAGTATTATAGTGCCGCGCCCCGCGTGCAAACCACTATGAACACTTTCTTAGCTATATCCAATGTTTTGGTTTTGTACCATTATCAACTGATTAAGGCTATTGGTGCTCATTAGGGGCCGGCTCCTCCTGTCATTCTTAAACACCCATGTAGGCCCCTCGGCACTCACACCGTGGGGCTCTTGCGCTTCCACGCATGCACGCAGAGCGCGCACAAGGCTCATTTCGACAACGGCCGGTTCAAGTTGACCGGTCGCTATGTTCGCGATAATTCTTTGCGCTTCCCAGTTGCATGTCGTGATGAAGTGCTTCGCCCATCTAACATCTACCGTACATATTATGGTTATGCAGTGGCCCACTCTGGAGTCATCCTTGACAAAAACGAATCTAATACAAGCGAGGCGATTGGTCGACTTACCGCATTGCGTGACATTTCCCCGGTCGAGCATCTTGATCCTGATTTTATCAGACTTCATATGCTCGAGACCGAGGCTTTATATCGGAATATGCAGGAAGAGTTCATCCACACGCACTCTGCAGACATTGAAAGTTTTATTTGGCATGATGCTCCTGAAAGACCACCAGATCACGATTGCACACTCGAGGGTTTAGTCAGGGAACTCCTCGAGATAAAACACAAGAAACAACAAATGAGGATTGATGGAC